ACATTAGAAAAAACTTTGGAAATTATGAAAAACGAATTAGCAACTTTGAAGTTTAGCAAACGCTAAAACCAGATAAACAAAAACGCACCTTTGTCGGTAGACAAAAGTGCGTTTTTTGTTGGCAACAACTTGTTATTCTAATACCGGACGAAATCCCCCATTTTTTTGGACGAACTCTTGCTTTGTCGGACGAAATTTATAATCTCTTGGACGAAATCGAAATCAACGGACGAAAATCATAATTCTCAAGGTTGACTCGCCTATCTGTAATCTTCCTATTTATATCTCTCCAACAGAGGCAATAGCCATTTCAAAATCCATCGTTTCGTGGTGTCATAGTTGGAATCATAAAAGACCGCTCCGACTATCGCTTCGACATAGGGGTCGTGTTCTTTGCAAACTACTTTTTCGTGGTCGGGGATATTAGGGTCTTTATAGAAGTGCAATTCGTTATACGAATAATCGATTAACCCTTCGCAAAGCATCATCCTATGCATAGCAGCATTGTTTTCGAGATCGCTTTTCTTTACGGTTATCTCCCCTTTTGTCCTCGTTCCTTCTCGGTACAGCTTATCTGCAATAACGGATTTGAGAATCGTATCTCCCACAGTTGCCAGCCCCTCGTTGGAGTATTCCGAACCATTCTTACCTCTCCCTGGGACTTCGATTTTGATTGACCCCATTGCCTTGGCAAGCCAAGAAACGTCATTGAAGTGGTAATGGAGTTTCAACTCCAATTCTCTCATTTCTCTTTCGATTCTTTTATTTTCCATCAGATATGATCTCCATTGAAAATGACCTTGCCACCGACATTGACTTCCACTGTTTTCGTTGACTGGTTAAACCAGTCGATTACGGCAGCATACCGGTCTGTTAATTCTAACACTCTTTGATTGGCTGACCCCAGAAGTTTCCTTTCTTTCTCCGGTTGTGTTTCGTCAAAACACCCGTCCAGAACGATGTCGCAGTTCCAAAGAGCATCTTTTACTTCTTCAAACCGCCGCCCGGTAAACGAAATCACTCCAAGTCCAAGCTCATGAATTCTATCTGTCAAGACAGAAATGTTCTGTTGCAGAGTAGGCTCTCCGCCTGAATAAGTCACACCCTCAATCCCAAAGTTTGCTTTTGCTTCGGATATGATTTTCATGAGTTCATCAAGTGATAGAATATTTTTTGCCACGAGTGGTTGGTAGTCAGGATTGCAACACCCCTTACAATGAATATTGCAACCCTGGAACCATATCGTAAGTCTTTTATACGGGCCTTCTGTTTCGGTGCAACTGTTTATACTTGCAACATTAAACTTAATCATTCTCAAAGCTGAATTCAAGCCCATCCTTCGTGGTCTTTACAAGGATTTTCGCTCCCTTGAAAGAAGACAAATCTTGCTTGTTCTCAAACATGAACATTGCAAGCTCATCGAGGAGTTTATCATTGATGGCATTAAGAATGTCACGACCACCCTTGCTACTATCAGCACCACCGAGGATATAATTGATGAACTTCAACTCGTCTTCAAATTCGAGGTCAATACGGTATTTCTCCGAAATTGCTCTCTGTACCGGGCGGAGTTTTGATTTTGCAATCTTGATGCTAAACTCTTTATCCTTTATAAAGTTAAAAGGCACGATGTTGCTATAACCGATACGACCGAGTATTTCGGGGCGCTTGATTTCGTTATCAAAATAGTTTTTAACGATCTTGATGAACTCTTGCGCCACATCTTCGTTCGTGCCACTCGAAGCAACTTCCGATGCACCGAGGTTGGAAGTGAAGATAATAATGCTTTCGCTGAAATAGACCGTTTCGCCCTTGCTGTCGGTCAATCTACCATCTTCCAAAATCTGCAGGAAGATATCAAGAATTCTCGGATTCGGCTTGGCTGCTTTTTCAATTTCATCAAAGAGGATAATGCTGAATGGTTTTTCTCTGACTGCGTTCGTCAGTTGTCCGCCCTCTTCGTATCCAACATATCCCGGAGGCGCACCGATGAGTTTCTGATCGCTATTCTCTTGGGCATACTCCGACATATCGAAACGGATACAAGCCTGTTCATCTCCGAATAGGAATTTCGCAAGAGCTTTTGATAGTTCCGTTTTACCGACCCCAGTGGGGCCAACAAAGAACAATACACCTTTAGGTGCGGAACGGCTCGAAGATTTATGTATGCCGGTCAACCCCATATAGGCTTTTACGACTACTTTTTCTATCTTCTCTATTGCCTCTTCTTGACCGACAACCCTCTCGCCTAAAATCTTCTTGATATTTTTGACGGACTTATAATCGAGCTTTTCCCAGGGGTTATCCTTTTCGCCATACTTGAACAGAAGGTAAAGTTGCTCGAACGGCATCTTGCCTTCTTTCCTCGACAGCCTTGCCATTTGGACAATCTCACGATTCGTGAAATCGTCAAGCATATCAACATACTCGTTTTTCTTATCGCAAGTGAGCAAGGTTTCACCCGGTTTGAGCTTGATCTCAAATCCGCTTTCGACCTTTTCGAGCATCTTTTCTCTTTCTTCTCTATCGGGTTTGGAAAGAGTCAAGCACGATACTTCGGGGTTACCCTGATAGAACGAAATCGGGAACATCGCAGCTTTGCTCGTCACGAGAATGATTGTGCTTTCGTTTACATCCGAATTCAAATACTCGACTTTCTTATCTTTGATAGCCTTGCCGAGCATCGTCAAAAGTTCTCTTTCATCGGGTGGGAGTTGTCCACCGGCAGTGAAAAGATAATCAGCCCAGTTTAACACGAATGCAATCTTTCTGTTCGGTTTCTTCAGATTCTTAAAGATGATATTGAAGATCTCCGCAGGTGTTTTGAAAAGACCGCTACCGGTTTTCTCTTCCTGTTTCGGTGCGTTTTCCTCTTCATCGTCAAAAGAATACTCGTCCCCTTCCACCTTGACCTCATCGATAACATCGAGTCTCGACACATCGCCATCAACTCCCTCGATTCGATCCCAGTAGAGAACATCATCGTAGTCCATACCTTTCAACATATCCATCAAATATGTTTTTAGATCTACGATCTGTTTCTTTTCGTTGAGATATACATCACCAACGTTCCCATCAAGAATGATGCATTTCTTGATACCGATTTCTCTTCTTAATCTGTTAAAAGTAGTTTGAAGTGCCATATTTCTTACCTCTTATTTTTATTCGTGTTAAATGTTTGATATTTCATCGTGGCGTTCTTATCCGGGTTACTCCATATTTCCTGTGAGGCTGTGATTTTTACACCATAAACCTCCTCAAGATCTCTTAAGAATGGCTCGATGTCCTTTTGACAGGCTTGCCCTTGATATCCGTGGAAGTCATATATAAATCGTCCATCCAGGAACACACGGAACTCTGCCTTTTCGCCACTTGCTTTTAGCGCCACCAGCACGACTTCGTTCGTTTCTCTCTGGATTCTAATATTCCGCTTGTCAACGATAAAGCCCCTCGCCTCGATTGCTTGCATGATGATTTTCAGCGATTTTTTTCTAACCTTTTCACCGACAATCTCCGCTGTCGCAGCCGACCGAATCGTGGCAACTTGTTCTTGCGGTGATCCTTGACTTTCAGCCATCACCTTTTCTATGGTTTCACCATCAAGCCGAGCCGCCTCAAGTTCCGCTCTGATCCTTGCCTTTTCTTCCTCAAGGCGAGATTCGTAGGTGCCACTCATCAGGTGCTTTCCTTCGGCAATCAACTGTTCGCCCGAAAGATGGCTGTTTTTTAGATAGGCTATATAAACGAATTGACGAAGGACTGCATCTTCTATCCCGTTCAGCAGTACTTGTACTTCATCGCTTTCCGTTATGACACCATCTGCATTAGCAACCAATCTGCGGCGGCTTTCTGCTATTTGGGCACCGAGTATCTCGGTAAGCAACTCTCTGAACTGAATAATCCGACCGGAGGCAAGGTCATCTGCTTGCGCTTGCAGTTCGTTAGCACTCCTAATGGCATCTTCCCGGTGGGCATATCTTTGGTCGTGATTGTTCATGCTCACAACACCCATCTGTGCCTCTTCGTCTGCCTTTTTTCTAACAGCCTTGATCTTTTCTTCAAGTGCCTGCCGCTCTGCTTTGATGCTTTCAGCAAGACTCTTTGCTTCGGGAGTCATTAACTTGCCTGATGCCTCTTCAGCCTGGCGCAACAGTTCGTCAAGTTCTTTCAGCCTTGCTTCCGCAACTTCACACACACTATTGCATTGTATGGCTATCTGTTCATAGTCCACTTGCACCTGTTGGCTCATTCGCTACCTCCTTTTAATGAAAATACTATATCTCTCCACCCCTCAACCGTTGGCTTGTCAAACGGGATCTGACGTCTTTCGGGGTGCTGGAATCCGTTTCGGCACATACGAAGTTTGTGTAGCGCATTCGCCTCGCTGGACTTAATAAGCCCACTACTTTCCGCATTATCAATCAACTCGTTAGCCTGGGTCGTGTTATCCGCATTCAGTAAATCCCTCAAATCATACTGCATCTTAACGACCAGATCACAAATCGCCTCTTTGTATTTTCCACGAGCAAGATACTCATCGATGTATTTTGAGGTGATTTTGTCGGGGTGAGATGCCGAGGTTTTTTCTATGGAAAGCACTTCGTGGACAGGTTCGTAAATCGCAAAGTATAAACCTAAAACCTTATATTCCTTATCCGCATACTGTTTGTACTTGTCAATTTTCTTCGCCGCCGCCTGCATCGTTGAATAGGCATTAAAGAAGTCATCCGAATTGAAATCGTCTCGCAAAGTATAATCGGAATAGTTCTCGATTCCGAGCATTGCGTTCAACTTCCAGAGGTTTGCCCTTAATGTTTCAAATTCCGTAGCAATACCAGTTTCGGCATCAATCCGCTCGTTTTCCAAAACATTATTCATATATACTTCAACGACATTTGCCACTCCGAGTATATCGTGAGTTTCAAACCCGGCAGTATCAAGTGCTTGATAGACAAGTTCGGGTTCTTCAACATCCTTCGTGGTCTCGGTAAATCTGCGGATATACTCTTGGTCGTTGATTTTTAATACTGCTTTTAGAGGTTGCAAAACAGTATTTTTATAAATCATATTATCAAGTTTGATTTCTCCGCAACTCTCGGTGAACAACTGCGTTCCATATTGAATCAGATACTCTTGCCACTCTTCGGCTTTTCCGAAAATAGCATTCATCTTGAGCAGAACATCTACCCTTTCGTCAACAGAATTGAAATGATCAAAGACATGTAAGAGATATCTTTCAAGCATCGTTTTACCTTTTAATGCTTGCGTCACATAAAGAATTACCCTTCCAATCTCGCCATCAAACTCCGTGTCTTGATAAATCTCATACACCTTTTCGCAAATTGACCGGAATTGTTCTTCAGTTGCTTTGCGCTCGACAAGGAGCTGGATTTCAAGAACATCTCCGAGTTTTTCGCAAGGAATTCTAACATTGTAGGGAGAATAGTATTTGCACCCTGCAAGGTCCAATAAAGCAAACTCCGCATTCTCATCTATCAAATCAAGAATGGCTCTCGAGTCGGTTTCTGATATCTTTATACTGCTATCGATGCCCTTGACTCCGAATCTTCCACGATTGATGAAAAGTTTACAAGGTCTTGCGGCTTGCTTTGTGATATCGAACGGGATGTAAATATTCTCGATGTTTTCCAGATCGGACATATCAACAGTTGGAACAGCAAATTGCCCTCTGTCGATACCCATGAATTTATATTTTTCTTTCGCAAGAAGACACTCGGTCATCACCGCCGAAGAATAATAACGAGTGAAAAATGCGGTTTCGTCCGAGGTTTCAAATCCATACTCTACTCCGGAAGGTTTAATGGTAAGGGTCATACCTCCTTCTTTACGGACTTGCATCTTCTGCGGCTCTTCGGTTTCATACGAGATCATCCGCTCTTCAGCCTTAAGACCGATTTTTGTCCTATTCGCATTGATGTAATCTTCCATCCCGCTTATATCGACATCGACTCTATCGAGGAACTCTTCACCAAGGAAAGAAGATGCAAATGTAGTATAAGCCTGGTTGCTGACTACATCAAACTTTCTCGTAACAGGGCTATAAAAAATGTCTTTGACTTTCACCTTTTCCGCGCCGGTAGGGATAGCACCTTCCCGCAACATCTTTTTGCCTTTATCCGTCAATGATAATTCGGCCATTCTGATGACCGAGAAATAATGCCCCAGGAAATCACTCGGTGCGAACCGCGAAGAAATGATATCCGTACTCATTAGGTTGGCAATCTCTCGTCCGAAGATATAGTGCAGATCTTTGGGAATGCCAAACTTCATCAAAACATCCACAATCGTGTCTTCCCGATTTGCATTATTCAGCAATAAATTGAGAATGATGTAAGCGATACCAGAGGCTTTTCTGACTTCGTTATATGTTACGCTCGTCCTATAAATATAAAGAGGAAAAGGAACGGTCGTGGTTTTTATCACTTTTAAGATTTTTTCCTCCATATCAGCCTCCTATAATATCGCTTGCAACAAGCACTCTGCCACGGCTATAAATCGTATCGATTATCTTCTCATACACGTGGAAGTTAATTTGATCACGAGACCTATCGCCCGACAAGTCTGGCAAATCAATAACCCCAGCCTCCGACAAGAACTTTCTCGCTCCAACGATTATCAGCAGTTTTCTGGCACGGGACAATGCAACATTGATACGCTCGAACTTCTTGATGAATTCGGCATCAAATCTGTTTCCGCTTGGGTTACGAACCATTGATAGGATAATAATATCTCGTTCATCCCCCTGAAAGTCATCAACCGTACTGATAATCAAGCGTTCATCCGGTTTGCCTGAAAAGCCGTTAAACTGCAGACTCTTGCGTTTTTTCTTTATCAGACCGGCTTGATCTCCGTATGTACAGATAACACCGACACTCGGTCTTTCATCGACCTTCTTATCCCCACTCACCCGAATCTTGCCTTGCTTAACCAGGTCGGTCGATGCAATATCAAGTTCCCGGAGCAACCTCATAGCAACTTCCGCTTCTTGCTCGTTTATCTTGGAAGTGCTACCCTCATACGCACTGGATTCTTTTTGGTCGCAGTCGATGAAGTAGACGTGATACTTTGGATCGATTATGGACTGCCCATTGATTTTCACGGTCAACCCGTGTTCTTTCTCTACATCTTGCTGTTTCTTTCCGATTGTCAGTCCTTTCCCCGTACCGCCATAGAAGTGATTAAACACCTCCATGATATGACTGTGGCAGCGATACTGTTTTGTCAGCATCACCCTAAAGTCATCGGGGACTTTTTCGTAAAGGGTCTTGAAGAAACACTCCTCATACAAGGCGGTATACTCTTCATTCTTTTCTTTGGTAATAATGCTCTCGTCAAGACCATCAAAGTCATCGCTACGAAGATGGCGCAAGTCATACATCGGCGGTAACTGACGATGATCGCCGACAAGGATAATGGTCTTTCCATAGAGAATCGGAATCAGCAAATCAAGGAAAGAGGACTTCGATACTTCATCAACGATGACAACATCGATACCTTGCTTTCTTATATCTACCGACTCAATTCCATATTTGCCGAGTTCTTGAAGTTGGGACTGGGTAAAGCGATCAGGGCTTGTGCAGGTGATGCCGAACACATTAACGCAGTTATAGAGTTCTCTGGTATAGGACTGCCTATCTTCCTCTATTATGTCATCCTGGGACAGATAACGAATGATTTCCTTGAACATAGGAATTTTGGCTATGTTCGCTGCGTTCATCGCATTGTAGTCGTATTCGATCCTCGTCCATTCCTCTCTAATGATATCGAAAGCCTCGTCAAGGTTATCGGAATCATACTCTTTTATGATGTTGAAATCACGGAAGAACCGGGTGATTTTCTGTTTTAACGATGAGCTTAACTCGCCATATTCCGCAATGCCCTCGTTGCTACCCAAGTCCTCGTAGGCTTTCTTATTCTCGGAGATACTCAACTGGATGTCTGCTATCTTTGCGGTGATGTCTGCCTCGTTGTTTTCGTGCGGTTTGATTTCGTTTTCAATTTTAGATATAATCTCCGCTATAAGTGATTGCAAACGAATCCTAAATGCGGTCAAATCTTCGGGCAGTCTCTTCAATAGGTCTTTGTTAGTCACGGCATTCGGAGCAATCGCAAAAATGATACTATCGGAAAAATCAAATTCCGTAGTTGCTTGCGCTTGTTTTATTTCCTTGCCGATTGCTATAAGTTCACCTTGGTATTCCTTATACTTTGCATAGTTCGCATCGCCCTCTTGAGGAGCTTCGTCCGTATCCGGGTCTCTTAACCCCTGCATAATACTTCTCAATTCGGACTGACGAGATTTTAATGCCACCAAGTTGTCTTCCGACAAGACATGCGACAACTCTTCCTTTATAGCATCAATGTTTACTCGAATGAGGTCGGGAACCTTGTCAACAGTCAACCCACTGAAACATTCGTATGATTGTAGGAGCTGTTCCACCGCGGCACGATATCCTTGGATATACTCTTCCACCGCGCCGTCCGTGGAGAATCGATAGTTTTCGATATACTTTTCGGTTCGTCTATATTGCTCGATGATTTCCTTTATTTCGCCGAGTGCCGCCCTCTGGGTTTCGAGGTGTTCATTGAGCTTGTTAATAACGGTTATTAGTCTATCCCTCTCGGCTTCCGCTTTAGCATTATCACGTTTCAACCGCAATAATCTGTCATATTCCATACGGAGCCTTTTCATCTCCTCATTGAATATGGCTTTATTCTCTTCAAAATGCTCAAAGCGGTTTACTTGTCTTTCGAGGTTTCCGCTTATGTTCGCATAGAAATTATCTACGAGCCTTTCGGGACTATAATTCGTATCTTTTCCGTTCTGCGAAGGAATCAACCGCAAGGGACGAATTTCTGGTATTTTCGGCAAACGTTCAAACACATTGTCGATTGCTTTATGCGTTTCCGAAGAAATCAATACCTTCTTTCCTTGCTTGGCAAGTTGAGCCGTTATTTCCGCGATTACTTGCGTTTTGCCGGTTCCCGGAGGTCCTTGCAAAAGGAAAATACTCTCGCTTGCTAAAGCCCTTCTAACGGCGAGTTTTTGCCCATCGTTCAAACTTTCCAAACACCAGTCGGGTTCCTTTTCGGACAGTCTTGATATCTGTTTCAGTTCGCCGGGAGCAAACAAATATGTAGGCAAGTATGGGTTTTTCACATAACCGCCAGCAATGGATGCCAGGGCTTTTTCTTGCCTTTCGATTTTCGCTTTTTCAGCCCGGTTATCATATACGAGATATTTGGGTTCAATTGCCTCGATGTTTTTAGTGATCTCGCTGTTTTTATCCGTTATATCTGTGGGACGGAAATAAATGCGATAAACTCGGATAGTTTCGTTTTCGATTTTTATCGCTTTTTCATTCGCTAATTGCTTTTGCAGTTCCTCTTCTATTGCCGCTTTTTCTTCGTTCTTTTGCGCCTTATATTGGATCTCTAACTGCTTTTCTTTTTCTTTTCTTACTCTATCAATCTCTGCCTGGCAACTGATCGCAAGGCTCTTTTCTTTCCTTGCAATTAATTTCTGGTTGCGGCGAATAAAGAAATCTCTCAATGAAATCGATGCTTTGATTTTTTCTACTTCGTCATAATAAACGAGATCAACGGCTTCGGCTTTCCCTCGCAAGTCCTCAAGTTGCTGATCCAACTCGTCCGCCGACAATTTCGATTTTCTCGCCTTGTCCATCTGGGCACGAATATCTGCGTGTTGCTTTTTCCGTCTCTCTTCCAAGGGAGCAACTGCTTTAGCAACTGCAGCATCATAGGCTCTCTTTACTTCTTTGTCGGAATTCGCCGCAATATCCTTTTCAAGAGAGTCTTCAAGTTCTCTGACATAGGCAGCCAACTTATCATCAAATCCCTTCTCAATAATAGGGATTTGCACGGACATAAATCTCTCTAAATCATTGCTGATTATACTTGCATACTTGCCCTCGACTTTTTTACTCTCCTGCTCATATGCCTTTTCATATCTTTTTTCAAGTTCGGTCAAATCCGGCTCAACATCCACCGAGGCAAAGAGATACCTTTCCCCAAGCAGATACTGATTAAAGCGATATCCTTTGGGGAGATTACCATTTTCATCATATTGCGGTGCAAACTTCGATAAACCCATCGCATCTTTGGTATATCGTTGCAGGTAGACTTCAAACTTGGGTCTTCCACGTCCATTCTTTCCGATGGTTTGAGAGACGATTTCTTTCCGATTGCGCTTAATGCATACGCAAATCAAGGGGAAACTGTCCGACCCCTGAATATTCCGAGAAAGAATGACTTGTTCCCCTTTTGCGAATTGCGGAACATTATCAAGCAATAAAGCCGAAAGCCTTTCTTCATCTCTTCTGTATGCCTCTTTTGTAATCATGTAAGAGTCGCATACTTCAATGCTGTCTATGGCTTCGCATCTTTCCGACTGCTTTCCTAAATAATATTTTCGGAACTGGATATATTCTTTCCACTTGTCCAAAACTGCGATAGTTTCGCCTTTGTTTGGAACCGGGAAGACATTTTCGCAAAGGTCCAGAATGAAGTCATTCGTTAAAATCTCATCGTGGATATCTCTTGTCCCATAATCCGGAACCGTTATGCTCCGTCCGCCGGCGAGAAACGAAGTAGTGGCAAAAGCACAGGCGGCATTACACAAAACTGCCCGTTCACCGAACTTGGCAACATTGCTATCTATCAATTCGATACCTTTAACTGTTACCGCCGTAACTGAATCGAATGTCAGATCTCCGATCACGATGACGTCATAGTTGGCGGGTAAAATCCTGGAGATGAACTCATCGTGTTCGGGTCTAATAACAATATTATAAATGCACTTCTTTCCGCGCCGGTTCTCTTGCATCCTACGGTCGAACCCAGGCATAGAAATGAAATACCTTTTATTAACCATGGAAGGAAAAGCTCCTCCCACGAAGGATTGGAGTGTTTCGGCAGTATTTCCTATTTTTCTTTTGATAATTTCGTATTGGTCAGTCAGAGAAGTGGTGTAAAAATCATCTTTCCCCCAAGCCTTCTCGCCCAATCCGGTAGTGAGATTATCAATAAAATTGAGATACAAGTATGCCATTTCGGTTTACCTCACTTGCGCACGAAAGACCGATATTTTTCAAAAATATCCAAGTAGTCAATAAACTCCTTTAATTCTGCTGGTGTCGACTGGGCCGTAATACGGGCAATCTTATCCAATAAAATAGTCTTTGTGAATTCATCCAGCCCATTAAGGCACTGCACCAAAGACACCTCTCTTTGAAGAACTGCGTTCTCTTTTGAAAGGCGATCAACTTCATTCGTCAGCTGCTCGATGGATGCAATAGACTCTTTCTTTTCTTGCACACTATCCTTCAAAATGCTCGAAATACGATTAACATACTGCGCCAAAATATCGGCATTGGATTCGTCCAACACCAATTCCAACTCTTCTTCACTTTCTTTTCCAAACAGATAGAAAATCTTTATCTGCTTATCTTTCGGGATATCGGAAAAGTTTTCGAGGTTTCGATAATTATAAATAGTGACCTTTGAAATCTCTAAATACTTTATCAAATCGGATACCTTAATAGAAAATTTCGTGACGAGCCTTTCAAATAGTTTAGTAGTCATAACGCACCTTCCATAATTAGCGATGAATCTGTTATACACTTTTAATCATTGCTTGTCAATATCTTCGGTATAAAATGGTCTATTTTTGAAAAGTTTTTCCGTCCGTCTGGGTTTTTTCAAAGTCCAAATTAGTCCACAAGTCCTTTTTAAGACTGATTTTTATTGTGAAATAATCTTTAACATATGCGGATATGGCTTGACTTTTTCTGCTTTTAGAGCAATATATCATATAAAAACGGAGTATTTTATATGGATCAAAAGCAGAAAGAAAAAGAAATAGATTATCAGCTCACAAAAATGCTGATATATACCCTTTTAGACAAAAACTACATATCCAAAGAAGATGCCTCAAAAATGCTCAACATGGCGAAGGAAAAATTTTCAACGATTACGGGAGCCGTGGATACATTATGAAAAATCGCAAAGTTAGAATACTGATACCACAAAAAACCGAATTTCAAAGCCCTATGAAAAAACGTGTGGTTGCCGTCTATGCAAGGGTTTCCACCTCTTCGGATGAGCAATTGAATAGTTTTGAAGCTCAATCGGACTATTATCAAAAGTTAGTCCAAACTCGCCATGATTGGGAGCTATATAGGATCTACCAAGATGCCGGGATTTCAGGCACTTCGGTCAAGCATCGTCAAGGATTCAAAGATATGATCGCTGATGCCTATGCGAAAAAATTCAATTTGATTATTACAAAATCCCTCTCTCGGTTTGCGCGGAACACATTAGATACATTGACCTATGTTCGTAAACTGAAAGAAATCGGCTGCGAGGTCTATTTTGAAAAAGAGAACTTATGGACACTCGATTCAAAGAGCGAATTCTTTATTACCATCATGTCAGGACTTGCTCAAGACGAAAGCCGATCGACTTCTGAAAATGTACGGTGGGGAAAGCAAAAAGCCTTTGCTGATGGGAAATACTATGCCCCATTCGCCCATTTCCTCGGCTATACAAACAAGTGGGAGATAGTCCCCGAAGAAGCAAATATCGTTAAAAAAATCTTTGAATACTACCTTTCTGGGTATACTTACTATTCCATTGCCACTCTTTTGACTGAACAACACATCTCCACCCCTACCGGCGATAAGGAATGGAAACATTCTACTGTTAATAGTATATTAACTAACGAAAAATATAAAGGCGATGCGTTGCTGCAAAAGAAGTTTATCGCGGACTTCCTTACAAAAAAGGCTCAAAAAAATACCGGCGAATTCCCTAAGTATTATGTTGAAGATGGACATCCGGCAATAATACCACGGGCAACTTTCGACTTTGTTCAAGAGTGTATTAAATCCCGCTGTCCACAAAGATATGGGTCGACTCCGACAAAATCCATCCGCTATTCTTGCGCTCACAATCTCTCGTCAAAAATTATTTGTTGCGATTGTCAAAGCGAATATGGTCGATTCAGCGCACACAATTACAAAGGAAAACGAGACTTTTATTGGCGTTGTGTTCGGTTTTACTCCGGGACAAAATGTTCAAGCCCTTGGTATCGGAGCGAAAAGTTGGATTCATTCTTTCAACTGTTTTTTCAATATCTCCTTAAAGAGCGACCCCACATATTTTCTTTCGTTCGAGAAATGACATCAGTTTCGGGCTATTCTAATATTACGGACCTTGCCTACCAAGCATCGGCACTAACGATTCCCCGGTCTGCTTATTACATTATTATAAATAAGGTTTTCACCACACATTGTGGCATATTAATTTTCTCTTTGTTTAACGGCTCCTTCCTTGCGTTCGACATAACAAAAAAAGAGTTCTCCGACATCTCCAAAACAGAGGTCGAAAAACTCCTTCATTTCACTCTTTAATTTGCGACATTGATTATCGTAAGGTTGGCATCTTTTGCGTAATTGACCGTATAAAAGGTGCCGCCTTCGTTCTTTGTTAGATAGCAAATGCAGTAGGCGCTATTATCAACCAGGTGGCGATTCCGCTTATGCATACAACCTCGTGTGTATTTCTCCGAGGTTTATACAACCTTATCAGCCTTTCCCTTGATGTCCGCATAAACCATTTTATCTTCAGTCTTCCAAAGCCGGTCTTGATCCTGACACGGAAGAATTAATATCAATTTTACTTCGGGATGTTTTTCTTTTGCCTTTAAAACCACCTCGGCAGCGAGGGTATCAAAACCTAATGCACCCCCGGCGCCGAAATAAATCACCCCTTTGCCTATCAATTGCTCTACCACTTCCTCGGTTTTGCGTTTGATAGACTCATAGTCCCTTTCCGGAATATCACGATGTCCAGTAAAACAACATGTCCGCTCTCTCATCGTTTATCCTCCCAAAAGAAAAAACCGCTGTCAATTAAAAACAGCGGCTCGCATTTGTCTTACAAAAGTGCCGCCCCCTTACGAGAACGGCACTGTGAAATATACCCTCACGTAAGTTACCACACTTCTTTTTCGCTCACAGTACCTTTGTAGGAAATTGTAAACGCGATTGGATATAATTCCACCGAGGGAATATATCCTACAAAAAGGCACCTATTTAACTCGTGAGCGATAAAACGAACGGGGTTCGTCTTGTTAGAGTTATTTAGTTTGTTGAAAAAGAAATGTGGTATGGTTATTATACACCATTTCGGTGGGAAAAGTCAATGTTATAGGGCACCATGCGGTTACTTTTATCACCTTTTTTCCTAAAATGCCCTCAAAAATGATTCCCACTTTTATTTTATTGTCACATCCCGTTCCAGTCCGTTCCGGAACTTAAAGCTCAAAACCTTATTTCTTTTTACCGTGATCGTTTCGACCATTATGATGAACAGTCTCGGTTCAAACTCTGTTATCGCATTATCACGGCTCGACAATTCTTTCATAAAAGCCATTATCAAATCACCCTTTCTGACCTTTTCGTCCCTTCCGGTGGTTAACTTTCTAACTTCAAAATCCAGATTTTTATATCTTTCTTCAAGTGAGTTATACTCCTTCCAGAATTCCGCTTGGTCTTGCGATACGCGTGAGTTCTTTTCGATAGCCTTTCTTATCATTTCCGAAACCACACTTTGCTCTTCGAGTTTAGATCTAATAATCACATCCAACTCGACTGTATCCGAAAGAACAGAATGGATCTCTTCGCATTCCCGTAAGAGCATTTCTTTTATCTCCATCACCCCATTCATCGCCTCAATAAACCCTCTCTTAAGCTCTTCCTCCGTAACAAATTGGGTTTTGCAAGGATTATCAGGACTTTTTTTATTGCACAGATAAACAGTTTTGCGATACTTATCATTGGAATGCCATACCTTTGTCCCATAATACGAACCACAATCCCCACAAATAATTCTCGAAGAAAAAACCGTGTTCCCGCTATAACTCCTTCCGATCCCTTTTCTTCGTGCAATCTCTTGTTGGACTATCTCGAATTCTTCCGGTGGGATAATCGCTTCATGGCTATTCTCAACATAGTATTGTGGAATTTCACCTTCATTCTTTTTTGTTTTCTTTGTTAAAAAGTCTACCGTAAAAGTCTTCTGCAATATAGCGGAGCCCTTATATTTTTCATTCGTCAAGATGCTTATTATCGTTGTGGAATTCCATTCTTTTCCCCTTTGCGATGCCGTGGGAACTCCGTCCTCCGTTAGTTCGGTAGCAATAGTATACGGTGTTTTACCGAGCATAAATTCTCTGTAAATGCGCCTTACAATCTCCGCTTCTTCAGGAATCACCTTCGGTAACTTATCTTCCCCCCTTTTATAGCCGAGGAACTGTTTATAAGGCAGGTATATTTTACCGTCTGCCGATGCCTTGCGTTTACCCCAGGTCACATTGTCCGAAATGGAGCGGCTTTCATCTTGGGCAAGGGAACTCATTATGGTCAAAAGCACCTCGCCTTTGCTATCAAGGGTATAAATGTTTTCTTTCTCGAAATAGACCTCGATACCTTTTTCCTTGAGTTTTCGGATCGTTACCAAGGAATCGACCGTATTTCTCGAAAAACGGCTGACCGATTTCGTGATGATTAGGTCAATCTTCCCGGCAAGGGCATCGTTTACCATTTCCAGAAACCCTTTCCTTCTTTTCGTACTCGTTCCCGTTACCGCTTTATCCGAATACATTTTTACAAACTCCCAATCGGCTCGGCTCTTTATGTAATCGGTATAGTATTTGATTTGAGCCTCATAAGATGTTTCTTGCTCTTCGCTATCCGTGGAAACACGAGCATAGGCAGCCACTTTGCGTTTCTTAAAGCTAACGTCATTTGCGGTTATGGGCTGAAATGTTTTTGTTGCGGGTATAACTGTTACTTTCGGCATTGTCTGTTTCTCTCCTTTAATTTTTCTCCGAACTCTTTTCTTTTTTCATCCGTCCAGGTGGATTTCCTCGAATGGTACTCCCAGTGCCTTGTGATCTCCGTCCCGTCCTTCATCTTGAATAAAAGGGTGTTATTTTCAATCGGTATGATTTTTTCGACTTTTTCTTTTAAAGCAGTAGCGTTTAACT